CAGAATGAGTAGCTTTGACTTTGAAAGCCTGACTCTCGAGGAAGTTGAAATCATCGAGAACCTAACAGGTGAAAGCATTGATAACGCCTTTGGCAACGGAAAGCCTAAAGGCAAGGCACTAAAAAGCTTTATCTGGGTCGTAATGAAAAGGGATAACCCTAAGTTTACGATCGAGGAAGCAAGCAAGTTCACACTTAGCCAGGCATTAGCTTTGGTCGAGGGTGATGAAGCAAAAAAAGAATAAGGAAGCACGCAGCTCAAAGAATGGCTAGGTTTTGCCAAGCGTTCAACATTAGCCCTTCAGAGTATAAAGCTCTGACAATGACAGAGTTCGCAGCCTTCCTAACAGTTTTGGAAGATGGTATTGACCGATGAGCTTAGTCCTCAATGTTGAAATCCTTGGTGAGTTCAAAAAACTAACGGCTGCCACACAAGGAGCTAACAAGCAACTCCAAGGAATGCAAGGCGCTGCAAAGAAAATCAGCGCTGGCATTGGTAAGGCTTTTGCAACTATTGGTGTTGGTCTATCTTTTGCCTTTATCGCCAGGGAGCTAGAGCAAGCATCAAAAGCTGCTGTTGAAGATACTAAAAGCCAAGGCCTATTAGCCACGGCCCTAAAGAATACAACTGGAGCAAACAACGCCCAAATTGCTTCCGTTGAAAAGTCAATTAGTCAAATGTCTATTCAGGCAGCCGTAGCCGATGACACCTTAAGACCAGCCTTTGCACAGCTAGCTCGCGCAACTGGAGATGTAGAGAAGTCTACGAAGCTAATGAGCTTAGCCCTCGATGTTTCAGCTGGAACTGGTAAGAGCCTAGATGTCGTTGTAAAGGCACTATCCAGAGCTGTTGGGCCAGATGGAACTACTGGAGCTCTTGAAAGATTAGCTCCGGCCATCAAGGGAGCCAGCGATCCACTAGCAGAGCTTGAGCGCCTATTTGCAGGAAGCGCGGAAAAGGCAGCCAACCTAGATCCATACCAAAGACTCAATGTTGCATTAGGCGAAATCTCTGAATCACTTGGAACTCTGGTTGTACCATTAATTGAAGCTTTTGCCAGGGCCATAGTTGAAATCCTGCCAAAGGTTCAAAACTTCTTTAGCGTTTTGAATGACGCCTTGAATAGCCCTCAAGTGCAAAAAGCCTTTTCTTCACTAAACAAATCCTTTGGAGATCTTGGAATTTCTTTAGGAAAACTGTTTGGAATTACCGCTGGGCCAGAAGCTCAGGGATTTGTTGGATTCTTTGTTGTTGTGTCAGGTATCCTTGAGGGCATCGTAAAGACTGTAGATCTAATGGTGCAGCAATTCAAAAACGCCTTCCCAGTTTTTAGAATCTTCTCAGACTTAGTAAATACAATCGCAACTGGCTTAGTTTCAATCTCCGGATACACACCTCCAGCTACTCCGACCTTAACTTCAATCCCTACCTTTACCGGCGCACCAGGTCAAAACGGAACTCCAAAAAACGTCACAATTAACATCAATAAAGGCAACGTAACAGCTAAAGAAATTGCTGATGCTGTAAACAAGGGAGCTAAAACCACCGGAGCTCCATCTATATCGGGAACGGCACTTAGACCTCGATGATTCCTAATTTCGACATTCAAACAAATCTTGTAGTCGAGTTCTTACTTCCCGATGAAGATGGCAACAGTTTTATTCTAGGAATTAGCCTTTTGGGTGGAGACGATGTTCTAGGTGGCTATGGGGAGTTTGTAATCAATGAATCTCTGATTGGTGGGGAAGATGTTTTAGCGCCTAGCTCTGGTCTAAAATGGCAAGACGTTGGATGTGAAACTTCTAGGGTTAGCTTAAGCGTTGGAGGGGGAATCTCGGATGCAATTTACTTCCAACCTCAGCCAGCCACGGCCGATTTGACTCTTCAGGGTTTTGATTTAGATCCAACCGTAAACAAGAACATTAGAGCTAATACAAAGATTAGAGTCAGACTAGACTCAGAAGAATTAGACCGCGTTCTATTTGTTGGGTATATCGACACAATAGATGTGACTTATTTCCCACTGGGCCCAAACCTTATTCGCATCAGGGCCTTTGACCTATACAAGTCGATAGTAAATCTTCGAATTGATGAATGGGATACAACAGGTCTACCAGGAGGAACTTACGCAACTGTAGATGAAGTATTTGAGCTTCTGGCAATCAAGACCGGCACATCTTTGGCCAGCTCATCTCTTCCAGTTGAAGGCAAGATACCATCAATTGCCACAACAAACATTTTGGTTCCAGATGTAATCAATGATGCAATCTCTGTAGGACTAGCGGTTGTTTGGATAGACCAAGACACAGAACAACTAACCGTTATTCCTCGACCACAGGAGGAAGAAGGAACTGCGACGACTTACATAATTGGCAACGATCATTCGCTGAGCCCTTACCACCTATGCCTATCTGAGATAGTAGTCAGCTCCGACGCCGACGCTGTTTACAATTCTCTAAAGGTAGCTTTGACTTCAGATCCTGAAACCTTTGTCATCATTAGAGACCAGGATTCTATCGATCTCTATGGAGAATCAGCTATTGACGTGGCAATCAATACAACCGATTCGACCGAACTAAACCGTTGGGCTACTGCCGTTTACGAGCAAGCACCGACAAAGTTAGTTAGTCAAGTCAGCACTCCGGCCAAGGACAGGCTCGGAAACCTAACAGAAGCAGCGGTGTTTACACCGGGAACTCTGGTTGGGGTCAGTTATACTAAGGATCAGCTCAATATTGTGGGATACTACACTATCATCAAGGTAAACCATGACATCGATGTAGACAACTGGTTCACAACTCTCGAACTATGGAAAGCAGCATAAATGGCATTCAAAGTCTTCTCTAACGGAAGCACACTCCCAGCTTCAGATCTAAACGATTACCTAATGAGGCAGTCTGTTATGGTCTTCTCAAACTCAACAGCTCGCGCCTCAGCTATCACTTCTCCTAATGAGGGAATGCTTACCTGGCTCGAAGATGTCAATAAATACCAATACTACTCGGGCTCGGCTTGGGTAGACCTAGGAGATCAGCCCGCTGGTTGGTCTGACAAGTCTGCCAACTACTCAATCGTTGCAGCCGACCTTGGAACTACTATTCGCTCAACTGGATCAGCCATAACTATCACAATTGACAACGTCCTAACTCAGCAGGGTGATCGCATTGACTTTATCCAGGCTGGAGCCGGGCAAATCACATTCGCAGCTGGAGCTGGTGTCACACTATCCTCAGCAGATGCCAAACTAAAAACCGCTAAGCAATTTGCAGCAGCATCGGTTGTATTCGGTGGCTCAGGGGTTTACTACTTGATTGGAAACTTAGGCTAACAATGCTTATCCCTTTAGGTATACTTGCCTCCTCTACTTCAGCTGGAATACCCATAAGCTATCTTGTCGTAGCTGGTGGCGCAGGTGGAGGTAAAGGTTTAAATAGTGCTGGAAATAACTCAACTGGCGGAGGTGGAGCTGGTGGTTATAGAAACTCTTTCGCATCGGAACTATCAGGCGGCAACTCTTCAACCGAATCTAAACTTCTAATAAATCCAGGGGAAAATTACCTAGTAACTGTTGGAGCTGGAGGCCCAGCTGGTGGACTTCTTTCGCCTGGAAGCAATGGTGGAAACTCAATATTTTCAACCATAACCTCAATTGGTGGAGGCGGTGGAGCACCGGGCGAATCAGCCACGAAGAATGGTAGCTCAGGTGGTTCTGGCGGTGGATCTGCCGGCACCGGAGGCTCAGGAGGAGCAGGTACTGCCAATCAAGGATTCGCTGGAAAAACTAGCTCAGGGGGTTTTGATGGCGCTGGAGGTGGTGGAGCTTCACAAACTCCAACCGGAATAGTCGGAGGAAACGGTTTAGCATCAAGTATTACAGGCTCCTCAGTCACAAGGGCCGGTGGTGGTGGTTCAGGAACTTATGCAAACACTGGAGGAGCTGGAGGAGCAGGTGGTGGTGGCGCTGGATCAACCAATGCTGGAAACGCTACCGCTGGAACTGCTAACACAGGAGGCGGTGGAGGTGGTCTGGGTGTCGATGCAGGAGGTGCCAGTGGAGCTGCAGCTGCAGGAGGCTCAGGAATTGTAATTCTTCGATACGATAGCTCTTTGACAATTACAATCGGCGCTGGTCTTACAGGAACTACCAGCACAGTTGGCTCGGATAAAGTGACGTCAATTACAAACGGCACAGGAAATGTGAGTTGGGCATAATGGCACATTACGCATTCTTGGATGAAAACAATGTTGTAACAGAAGTTATCGTTGGCATAGACGAAAACGAATTGATTGAAGGACTTGACCCTGAAACTTGGTATGGAAACTTTCGAGGTCAAACTTGTAAGCGAACCAGCTATAACGGCAAAATTCGAAAAAATTACGCCGGTATTGGTTACACCTATGACGAAGAAGCTGATGCCTTTATTTCGATTAAACCTTATGAATCCTGGAAGCTAGATAAAAGAAGCTACACCTGGAAACCCCCTGTAGCCTTCCCAAGTGATGGATCTAAATACTTTTGGAACGAAGAAAACCTAAATTGGGAGCTAGCAGACTTCTCAGAAGTTGAAAAGTAATGGCCGAAGAAACATCTGGCGTAAAAATAACCCAGAACGCAATTTACGCTAAGCAACTTGAGCATGGCGAAACCCTTATCAAGATTCTTCAAAAGCTAGATCATCTTGATGACGTTCCAGACCGACTCAGGGAAGTTGAATTGACTTTAGCGCGTTTAGCCTGGATCGAAAAAATTGCCTACACAGGACTAAGCGCAGCTATAGTCTCAATAATTGGTCTAATAATTAGCATGATAGGAATGTAATGAGCGAGCCAAATAACTTTACAGTAGATGCCGGCGCACGCCTGGTCAAAACATTTGTTTATGAAAATCCAAACGGCACTGTTGTTAATTTGACAGGATATACAGCAACAGCGCAAATTAGAAAATCAACTTTTGGGCCTTTGATTACATCTGCTACACCGTCAATTAACTCTTCGACTTATGTCATTACCCTGACTCTTACACCTGAGCAAACTATTCTTCTTCGAGAGTCAAACTATGTTTACGCAATTCAGGTTCGTAATGCTGCAACTGGCGATGTAAAGATTGCAGCTCACGGAGCGCTGACAATAAACCAGGCGATTGTAAGATAGTGATCTGGCCTTATAAAAAACCCTTACCTCCAATTACCTACGATTTTGGCTGGAGGATACATCCAATTTTGGGCTACAAAAAGCACCATAACGGGACAGATTACGCTTCAGCAATTGGTCGAAAGTTATTCGCCGTAGCTGATGGTAAGGTCACTTATGCTGGCCCTAGCACTTTAAAGTTTAAAAACGGGGAACCAGCTGGCGGTGGCTACATCGTAAGGATTCAATTTAAAGATGCTGGCAAGTTCTACACAGCGACTTATATGCATCTTCGCAAGGGATCTATAACCGTGATCAAAGGCCAAAAGGTTAGCCAGGGAGACTTGGTTGCAGAATCAGGCAACACCGGAGAATCGACTGGCCCTCACCTACACTTTGAGATTCAGTCAGGGCGCTTCTATGTATGGAATGCAAACGGCAAAGGCTATCTAGATCCAGTTCCATTTATTAAAGCAAGATTGGACAAATAATGAAACCAGAAACTTGGGCGCATTTACGCAAAGCTCTTTGGAGCTACCTTCGAGCTGCATTGGCAGCTGTTGGAGCTTTAGTTCTAGCAGGCATTGAAGACCCTGGAACGATTACTGCTTCAGCTCTTATTGCTGGAATACTTGGCCCATTGGTTAGATCACTAGATCCTAATGATGATGCATTTGGAATCGGAGCTTCAATTGAAGAAGCTTATGAAACCGCAAAAGAAGACGAGCCTCAGCCATAATGTCAGACCCGGTCAATAGGATCGGGCCATGGAAATCACACAGAAAATTGAAGCTTTAGGCTTCGGCAGGTATTTGGGAACCTTTGATCCCAACTCCGAAGAATGGCACGCAGCCCGAGAGGGCATTGGCGGTTCTGACATCGGCGCTGTAATGAATAAAAACCCTTGGAAGTCTGCCTACCGACTCTGGGCCGAAAAGACCGGCCAGCTATCCGACGAAGTCGAACCCTCAATGCCGATGAAACTAGGCACAGCTTTTGAAGCTCCAATTAGAGATTTATTCCGCGAGCAAAACGAGGGATGGCTAACTGTCCATGAGACCGGAACCTGGCAGAGCGTTGCTAACCCGATTCTAAAAGCCAACCCCGATGGCATCATTGAATGGGCCGACGGCAAGCTGGGAGTCCTCGAGATCAAGTTCACCCGGCAATACTGGGATGAGTTGCCTGAGCACTACAACCTTCAAGTTCAACATTACCTTCAAGTTTTAGGTTTAGAGCGCGGAATAGTCGTAGCGGTCGCAGGAGGCGAATGGAAGGAATTTGAAGTCGTTTGGGATGATTCCCTTCAGAAGGACATGAAAAAGGCTGTACGAGCCTTCTATGGCTTTGTAACCAAAAACCAAGCTCCCGACTATGACGGAAGCGATTCAACTTATGAAGCTGTCAGGGAACTGTCTGAAGGCTTACAGGAAGGCGAGGTTGAGTTGGGATCTCTTTGGTCTAACTTGCTGTCAACAAAGACTCAGGCAGAATACTGGGACAACGCGCTGAAAGCACAGAAGTCAGCGGTTCTGGCATTCATGAACGGAATCAAGTATGGTCTCTACCAGGGCGATAAGGTAATTTCACTTCAAGCCCGAAACGCAAAACCCTTTATCACATTCAAATAGGAGAAAACACAGATGGCATTCGACTTATCAAACTACGAAACCGTTGCTGATCGCATCCAGAAGTTCTGGAAGACTTGGCCCCAAGGACGCATCATTACCGAAATCAAACTAATAAACGAAACTGAAGTTGTAGTTCAAGCTTCGATCTACACAGACCGGGAAGACCCAAGACCTGCATCCGTAGACTGGGCTCATGAGACTCGAGGGTCTAGCCACATCAACCGGGCAAGCTTCCTGGAGAATTGCGCCAGCTCAGCTATCGGTCGAGGACTTGCAACCCTTGGACTGAGCACATCAAAGAACCGTCCATCTAGGGAAGAGATGATTAAGGCAACCAGGGAGTCTCGGAACTACATCGAAGAAGCTTCTGATGCTGCAGCCAACAACGATCTTGAAACCCTAAGGACTATTTACAACACAGCTTTAAAGTCACAAGTTGATAACGATGTTCTCGAAGCTATCAAAGGCTTGGCTGACTCAATAAAGTCCAAGTAATGTGAAAGGGCTGTGACCCACAGAAAAGCCACAGCCCGACGCTTAGGCGTCACCCAACCACGATGGGCAATCACAGTATAGCCCTAGGAAGGCACAGAATGAGCCTAGAAGCCCTATCAGCCGTTCTTAACCATTCTCATAGCACCGGCACTGCCCGAGCCCTTATCACGGCTTTAGCGTGGCATATTGGGGATGATCCTGAAGAAGGCTGCTATCCATCACAAACTCGCCTGGCTAAATTAGCCGGGTGCTCCGTTAGACAAGTTCAACGCAATTTACTAAAGCTGGTCGAGCTCGGTGAGATTGAAATGTCGCAACATGACGGAATCGGGTATCGGTTCGACAGAATCACCAATCGATACTGGATCACATTAGACTGTCC